AATGGCAATATTGATAATTCAATTTCATTTAATTCAGCTGTTATTTTTTCAAAATTAGTTATCATCTTTAAAATTATTTGCTTGTTCTTGGGTTTTCATAGTTTAATAAATTTTTAGTTAACATATCCATTTCTAACATCAAGTCATTAATTTTATCAGCAACTTCGCCAGTGAATAAACCTCTTAAATTAAGGTCGTAAAATTCTCCGCATAGTTCTAATAATTCTCTTTCTTTTTGGTTAATTGTAGCCAAAATGTGTTCTGCTCTTTTACTTACCATAGCTTTGTAATTTAGTTTGTTTTTCGGTATAATAGTCACCTATTAATTGAATGATCTTTGAGTTGCAATGTTTACCATTAAGACAATTTGAAATTGTAACTCTATTCGTACTAATCCCTTTTTGCTCCGCCATCTCTATAATGGCTTTTATATCACCGTACTCACGATATAATTGTAGCAGTTTTTCAATGTTTTGTGTTATTACCATATTGTTTAATTTTCTACAAATATATATAAAATATTAATACAATAACAAAATAATAAAAAATAAATTATAACTAATTGAAAATCAAATCAATTATTTTTTACTTTTGTTTTATGATTACAATTAATCGAGATAAATACATTTTACTTCTATCTTACAACCCTTGTGAAATATTCGATTACTTCAATGTAAATGAATTACATGGACTTAATAAAGTTGATTGTGAAAACCACACAAACAATACCGAACAGGCTTATATTGCTGGTTTATGTAATTTAGTTCCTAATAAAGATGAAATGTTTGTGTTTATTAATCTTTCACGCTGTACTGATCCATTACATACGTCAGGACTTATATTCCATGAATTAATGCACCTTTCTTTTTGGGTGCATAATTATAACATTGAACTTGAAGAGGAAATAATAACCTACGCTGAAACTGAAAGCTACGAGGTTGTAAGATTAGTTTATGACCTTATTTAATTAGCTTGTCGATTTGACTTTGTTTTTGTGCTGAACCCTGACTGCTACCAAAATAGTAACTAACCACTTGAGTACATACAGCACTTAAAACTCCCAATACGTAAATAATAATATCCTTTTCATTTCCTACTTGTTTGAACATTAAAATGTAAAATAATATAAAAGTTAAGGCTACAACTGATAAAGCAAGTATTGGAGTAACTATCTTATTAATTAATGGTGCTTTGTCTGCAACTGCAATTTGAATTTCACGATTTCTCGCTGATTCCATTTCCTTTTGCTGAATTTCAAGTTGCTTTGTAGCTTCTTGTTCCATTACTTCTAAATGACTATTAATCACTTTTTGAAGTTCAAGTTGTGCTTCTGCTTTTTCCTCTTTTGTTTGAACAAACTTGTCAACTACATTGGAAACGCTATCTATTACTTGACTTGCGCCACCTGTAAATATTTTTTGGAAAATGTTTGGCATTGTATTATATTTGTGGACGTTCTTTTTTCTTTGTGTTAAAATTAATTAGTTAGAGAGCCTTGTTATTTATAGCAAGGCTTTTTTTATAATACTACATAACCTTTATCAAACTTTAATTGTTGTAGTTGTTTTATTGATTTACCAAATGCTTTTTGAAAGTGTGGTTTATCAACAAACTTCCAATCTCCGCCCCATTCCCAACCATACATCTTAAATATCTTAACTACTTCAATCCAATCTGCAATCCCATCCCCATCAAAGTCAACATTAGTTTCCCATGATGCTGATTCAAAAGTTCCATTACCATCTTTATCTAATAACAAAACAATATCAATAGCAAGGCCATAATTATGCATAGATTCGCCACCTTTTGCATTTGTTACTATTGCACCCGGCTTTGTTCTACCTTGAGCGTATAAAGCATTCTGCTCTTCAATAGTTCTTAATGTATGAGAAAACCTGCATATAGCTTTACCTTTTAGAGCTTCTTGAATATCATTATAAATAGACTTAGCTTCATCTCTAAGTTTAGGATGCAATGATTCTATTTTAGAAATGGTTATTTTATCTTCCATTTACTAAGCTTTTTTTAATCTTATAATTTCAGGTAAAATAGCATCACTCATGCGCTCTTGCTCTTTCTCTTGAATTTTATCCTCTTCTAAACACTTATATAATTTGTGTTCTAAGGTTGCTACTCTATAATTTGTATGAAATAACCAAGCTACCAAAACTGCTGTAGCTCCGTATTTTTTTATAAGTTCTAAAAAATCTTTCATTGTTAATTATTTGGTGGTGTGTATTGGCTTAATGGTATTTGTAATAAATATGCGTATTCTGTTTTAGCAATATCAATTTCATCTTGTTCACTTAAAAATAAAAAGTAAACTCCATTTATATCTTGAACGAAATTAAAAAAAGTATCACTATCAATGAATACACCTTGTAATTCATTTGCTTGTTGATTTGTAACTATTCTTCCGTAATATTCCATGTTATACGTTTATTCCAAAGTAAGTCATTAATGTATCAATCCTTGTTTTAAAATTATTCATTTCAGTAAGTGTTAAACCTGTTCCAATATAAAAAAATGGACTTTGTACTGTTTCGTAACCAGTTATTGTACCACTTGAATTTAAAGCAAAAAAATACAATTTAATAGTGTTTAAACCAGTTGAAGTAGAGGTGTTTGAAACATAGGTGTTTTTTCCTCTTACCATAGATGTTGAGGCTGTTCTACTTAATTGATAAAATCCGCGACTATCAGTAGTTGAAGCTACACTATTACCGTTACTATCATTTGCATAATAAAAAGATAAATCAGATGTATTACGTAGTCTCATTTCAAATGTTGTTGCTGGTGTTGTTTGTGATACACCAAAACAGCGTATTGAATTACTACCACTTCTTAATGTTCGTGAATAAAAACCAGCCGAAACACTATTTTGAGATACACCAGCTGTGCTTGGAGTAAAATATATATCAATATAAGCACTTGTTCCGTTTCCTGTTATACCTCCACTACTGTAAGTAAAACCAGTTGCAAATGTTGCTCTAAATGCAGCATCTGTATCTAATGGATTAACTAAATTCCATTTTGATGAAGTAGCACTACCCCAAATAGGCAAATACATTGCTTTTATTTTAGTGTAAATTCCGTCTGTTTTTAAACCTAAATAAAAGTCATTAATTGCAGTTTTATGAGCTGCACTTGTTATTGAAGTATTTGCTGTAAAATATGCCTGTGCATCCGCATCATACGAAGCACCGCCACTTACTGAATAATCACGAGGTGTTATTCCTAAACTTAGCTTCATTCTGAATAAGCTATAATAGTTCCACTTGTTAAAGTCAAATTAGTAAATACAGCATCACCAGGAGCGTAAATTATAGCACCTTGCTTTAATGTTTTACTACCTAACCCTATTGATGTTAAATAGTTTGTTGTTGTATCTCCTGCTAAGCCACCTGTTAAAGTTGCTACTACTGTATCAGCTTGAACTATAAAACAATAGTATTTTTTGCCTGTTCTTGCAACTGTATTATCTATGTATTCACAGCCTCCATTAGCTGTTAATCTTAAAGCGTTTGCCATTTTATTTATTTTTTATTAAGTACCATTATTCTATATAAATTGTAACATTTACCAAAACACCTGTTGGATTTGTAACCCATGCAGGACAAGTCCACCTTATTGTAATATAATCGCCAGCATTCACCGAACGTGATAAACCACTAATTAATGAACTATTTAAAGGATTGCCACTAAATAAAATACTTGTTGAAATATTAGAATAAGAACCATTAACACCCAAAGCAATAGTTGAACTTTCTCCACTACCTAAAGTTTGTCTTGAAGCAAATACAACTGATTTAATAGTGCCACTTTTAGGACATATTAATCTTCCATTAAAATCTGTTGTGCTTGGAGCTGTTTGAAATCCACCAATAAAATAAATAGAATTATCAGTAGGATTTAAAGTTGTAGTGCAAATCATTTGTAATGAATAACCTTTTACATAGTTAACTAAATCAGTTTGATTTGTTATTGTGCCTGTTATTGCTCCCCAAACTCCACTATTTGCTGCTACCTCAATATATGTACTACCACTCCAACGATAAACTTTATTAGTATCTAAGGCAATATAAATTTTATCACTTGCGCCTGTAACTGGAAATGCTGCTAAATTAGCATACTCCAATACCTCATCAACGTATGCTGGTAAGTAAGCCGCATCTACTTTTCCATCACTTGCCAACGGAGCGTAACCATTTGCTACTCCTCTATTGGCTGAATTTTCAGGTGTGTAACCTAATACAGTTGTAATGCTTTTATTCTCATATCTTGTTGTCCCCGAACTCCAAAAGATACCATCATTGTTATTTGGACTTGGTAAATAGCAATCATGGAGCTCGCCGATTTCCCATCCGTTCATTATCTTACAATAGATTTTACCTTGGTTTGCATGAGCGTAAATAACATAACCCACAACTACTAAATGATTAGGTGCTATTGGTTGAACATTTGTTAAATTACCAGGTGTTGATGAACTTACATAAAGTACATCGCCATCTGACCACGTTTCACCTTGTAAACTGCCAGTAGTGTTTAATCCTGTAATTTCACCAATAACTACTATTTTACCGCTTTGATTATTATCTATATTCTCATAAACAACTCCAATAGTGTCTGTTGAATTACCATTACTATCTGCTAAAGCGTAATCAACTGCTAACCTTTGCCCTTGTGCATCCTGTACTTTTAAAACTTTATATCCAGTTGCTAAAAGATTGTCTCCTGTTTTATTTACTACGGTTAAGTAAAGATTTTCAGGATAACTTGAACCACTACCCTCAGGCACATAATCTAAGTTAGTCCATGTATCAACTCCGTTGCCTATCTTATAACGTGGCTGGTCCGTTCCTGTATAAAGTACATCGGTACTCAAAGCAATTTCACCGCTTAATAAAATAGGATTGTTAGTAGTCCAGTTTGCTGATGTATCTCGTCTTAATTGTATTTGCGCTGTTATTGTACTCATGCTTGTATTATGCTATTTGTGTAAGTTGTATTACTTGCTCCGCCATCTATTGCACTAACTTGTATTACTGAATAAGTACCGCCACTTGAAATCGTTGTTATTATCTCATTGTTTTGGTTTAATATAGTTACTGGTTCACACGTTCCGCCAGTTTGTGCCGAACTTAAACTCCCACTAAAAGGTATCTGACATCTATCATAAGTAAATGGTATTCTTAAAGTTAAATCAAAATAATAGCCTGCCGTTTCATCATCAAACCTTGTATGATAAAAAGGATTTAAAGTAACAGAATCACTTACTAAACTCCAACCATAAATAGAACTCCTACATTGAGCAATAACATCTAAACAAACTTGTTGCATATCACTTAGCACTTCTAACTCATTCAAGTTACCTTTTAACATTCTATCTGAAATGTAAATTGTAACCACATGCAAGTATGCGCCACCTTGCACCTGTGCCGGTTGATAGTCAACCCACATTGATGGGTAGTTTGTCGTTCCACTTGTTGCAAATTCATTTACATTGCCATTACCAAAAGAATTAATCTGATAATGAGCAGATGCAATGTTATTTAGATTTTTTATTACTTGGTTTAAAGTTATCATTCAAATACTTTTTTAAACATTCTATTTTTTTAATAAACTTTAATTCCTTTTTAGACACGTTTTCTTTTTTCAAACAATTCTTCATAATTAATAAATCTGTTTTGAACATTTAAAAATATTCCACAATCGTATGGACTTACACTTGGAAATATAACATCAAACCCATCGCCAGGATTATCATATAAAGGATATAAGTCGCTATTCTCAAAAAGATAATCAATTAATCTTTGCGTGTGGTATTGTGCCTTTTCACTTACTAAGTTTGTAAACTGGTCCAACTGACTATTGTCTAAGCCACTTGAATTGTCAGAATTTTTTCTAACTATATCTTTGTTAGTTACCTTGTAAACTAAAAAAGGTGCAGCTTCAACCATAGTCCACCACTTTAAAGCAGGAATAATATAATTGTCAAGTAAAGTAGTATTCAATGCGCTTACTGAATTTGTACTTACTTGGCTTATTATTTCATCGTATAAACCACTGCCTATAAAGTTTCTTATATGAATCTTTTGAGCTTCTTCAATAGCTATACGGATATATTTTTCATCTACATTCGGGTCTACAAACGTGTAATCCTTAATGTATGTTGCTGTTACTAATAATACTGTTGCCATGTTTTATTTTTTTATTCTTACTACATTTTGAACCCAAATATGTCTGCAGAACGGAGTTACAACATCTGTTCCTTTTCTTCTCCAATAACCGCCACGCTCTGCCCAAACATCCCAACCAACTATTCCTGATATTTGTTCTATTTGCGCACGTGTATATATTTTCTTTTGGTTAATTAACTTAACACAAAATTCTCTTGAAGTTTTAATCAAAGGTTTAAGTCCTGGTCTTGGTTCGTATGTGTACATAATCTTTACGTTATCTACATTACTACCTTGTTTTCTTAAAACATTTTTAGCTTCTTCAGTCGGTACTCTTATTGCCTTTTTAAGTCCACCGCTTTCTTTTACCTTAGTCTCAATAGCACCATCTTCAATCAATTTCTCTATTGCTGTATTAACTCTTTTTTCAGACACTCTTAATGTATCGGCAATAGTTTTATTCTCTATTAAACTATCTTTCGTTAAAAGCTCTAATATTGAACGATATAACGTTTTAACATCTCCCTCTAATATATCAAATGAATAATTTTTTACTTCATGTTCAAATACTGAATCAATGCTTTGTGCTCCAAACATAAATCGTTTATCAACTATTTCATATTTATCAGCATCTTCGCCATGCATCCTGAATATGTCTATAATTTCATCAACTTCGCTTTCATTACTTGTAAAGCATTGTTCACAATCATGCTCTTCAAAGTGATGTACTGCACGTGATACAACTGGCTTAACTTCTTCTTCAATCGGTGGCAATCCGTACATTTCACGTACTTCATTTTGAGTCATTACCTTTATTTTTTCTTCAATAGGTAACTGCTCTTCAATAGGGTCTAACTCTTTTAAGTAAATACGATTAGAAAATCCTTTTAATTTAAGTAAGTAGTTAAAGTCTCTTTCGATTTCTTTTTGGTTAGGGATTATATAAGTATTTTTATATAACTCATAACTATCGTTAATCTGATCCTTAGTTCCTAACTCCCCTGCAGTTTTAATACCAACTAACATTGGATTAGGAATGTGATGCCCTATAATTAATTCTTGAATAACTTGGTCATTAAGACCATTCAATTGTTCATCTACGTTTTGAGGTGTTAAATGTTCTATTGTTGGTTTACTACTTTCGCTTTGACTAAAAGTAATTAATAAGCTGTTAGCTCTATCAGTTGATGTAAACTTTTCTTTTAGTTTGCTTTCAATCGTTTCTCTTTCTTCTTGAGTTGGTCTACCATTAGCAAAGTTTAAAATAGTTCCTGCATTGAAACCGCTTTTAATTGCGTTCAATCTGTAATTAGATAACTCAACATCAACCTCCGCATAAACAGTTGAAGCTACATAGTCAGGTAATGGATAAGCATCTAAGTCAGGTCTATATTCTTTTGAAACAAATATTTGTCTTGCACTTGGTTTTTCAGGATCAAATAAATCTATGTATTCAAGTCCTGTTTCCTCTTTACTTTGCTTTTGTTTAGACCAGTCTTTTGAATACCAATAACCTTCAGCATCTTTTGCCTTGCGTAAATTGTTGTAAGGAAAATGTAATGTTTCAAATGAAGTTCCTGCCTTATTCCAAATGATTTCTAAGTAATAACCTCCAAATAGTTTTTTATCTAATACACATTTTTTAACTATATCTTTTAACGTATCAAAGTTGCTATTCTCTTTATTTATAAAGTCATTTGCCATTGCAATATCCTGCAAAGTCAATCCCTCTGAATCAAACCCAACACCAGCTCCGCAAATGTATAAAACCTTACCATTTATAAAAGCATTATGCTTAGAGCTTCTATTATACAAATAAAGCAAGTAAGCTGGGTAATTATTGTAATATCCTCCCTCTTTATCTGCTCCATAAATAATCCACTCCTTTGATTTTTCCTCTTTAAATACAGGTGTTTTATGTGCCTGTAATTTCAGATTTATAACTTCATATAAATTACTATTGTCCATACGTGATTATTGTTTTTGGCTCATTGTCATATTCTGTGTAAACAGGTTTGTCGCTATTTACTTTTACCATTCCTATTTCTAAAACACCACTTGCTAAACTTGGATTCAAATTACTTGAGCTTGTTTGCTCATAAATAGTATATTCATAAAATCCTGTTTCTGCTAAACTTACTACTCCGCTTGTTAAGTTAGTAACTCCAGTTGTTTCAGTAATTAAAAACTTATTATATCGGTCAGGATAAACAGAACTATCTGCAACTATAAAGTTAATAGGATTAAGTTCTACTTGGTGTTTGAATGAAAATAAATAATAAGGATTGCTTAATGTTACCTTTTCAGATAACGTAAATACTAAAATGTTGTTAGTGCCTTTGTTTATTATTTGCATTTGTATTTAAGTACCAAATTTAATAAAATAAAATAAAAAAAGCCGGCTTACAGGCCAGCTCTTAATAAACTATTGTTTAACTTATAGCAAACCTGCTATAATACCTGAACTTACTTTGTTAGCAGGTAAAGGTTCTTTTCCTGTTAAAGTAATGTTATAGCCATTTTTATCACCACTTGCTTTGCCAGTTGTTGAAGCTGAAGCTGTAAGATGCATAGCTCTTGTTTCACCTGCTAAATGATAAACATCATCCGCATCCTGAACAATAACCATTAATCTATTTTGAGTTAATAAACGTACAATATTACGATTTTTAGCAGTCATTTTATAAACGCTAAATGTAACTGTTTGAGCATAAAATGTAGTTCCATTCTCTACAGATACAGTTGCATCTTCTGTAAATTGCCCGTCTTCAAGTTCAAGTTCAACAGTCCAAAACTTTTTTCCTGCTGCCATAGTGATAGCTGTAACAGTTCCACTCGATTGAGTAATTGCTGAAACATTTGCAAACTCAGTTAAGTATAATTTTTTTAGACCGCCAGCACCTTGTCTGCAATCTAATGTTAACCCTTCTATTATATTACAAGCCATTTGTTTTAAATTTTAAAAGGGAGTTGTTACACTCCCTTAGTTAATAATTAAGCGTTAGTGTATTGTACTACGTGATCGATAAATTTCACAGCAACACCTGCTCTGAAAGCACCAAACAATCTCCAAACTCTATCGTCTTTTGAATACCATGCTTCGATATTTTCTAAGTCTGATTGTAAGTCAGTACCGAAAACTAAGTTAGATGCATAAGTAGCAATGATACGATTTTTAACTGCTGTAGGTAATGAACCTGTATCAACTGCATTATCGTTATTCATACCTGGTACTGCAACAACTTTCATGTTAGTACCTGGATACATTAACTCCCAATTGTTCCATACGTTATCAGTAGTGTACTGAGAACCATAGATGCCAAAAGTTGATGTAATCTTAGCAGCTAAAATTCTGAAAGTATCATAACCACAGAATGCAACGATAGGCTCGTTTGCAATTGCAGCAGCTGGTACTTTTGCATAAACATCATCAAATATAGTTAATACATTTGTTGAGTTTAAAGTAGAAGTAGTTGCAGCTACAGCAGTTCCTGCTGTATCAATTGTAGATAACCAACCATTCATCTGCTTTAATACAGTTGAGTTAGTGTAAGTTGTTTTACCTTGCCAAATCATTTGCTCAACATTCTTAGCAACTTGTGCTAATTTTCTGTCGATAATGTTTTGTGCAATAGATAAAGAGTCATTGTTTGCTCCCGCTGGTAAATACTTTTGAGTGTAGTAAGTGTTTAAGTCTTTTAAACAAAACTGCTCTGCAAAATTAATTCCTACAGTTGCAATAGATACCTGACTGAAAGTTGTAGTTCCTGAAGTTGTAAAGCTACATGCTTCTGCTTGGAATGGTACTGTACTTTCTAATACAGGGATTTTTTCTGTAGACTTAATTCCTGTACGAATGTCTACACCTTTTCCTAAGGTTACACCACCTAAGATTGCTTTGGTGATGAGGTCAGCTCTGTTTTCTTCAACATAAGCTGTCATTGAATCAAATGAAAATGCCATGATTTTTGTTTTTTGTTTTTATTGTTAATAATTATATACTTTTTTTCTAAACTCTTCTAAACTTGATAGAGGTTTCTTACTATTGTTTTTTGCTTCACTTAATGGTGCAACACTTGGAGCATCCGCAACTTTCTCAATTAAACTAAACAACTTTTTATTTAAATCGTTTTGTGTATTGATAGTAGTGTTAGCAGCTTCTAATGATTGATTTGCTAAACCTAATGCAGCTTCTAATTTTGATAAACGCTCGTTTAATTCAGCAAACTTTGCCTCAAACTCTTGGTTATTATTAGATGCCATTTCTTCCATTACTGGTGCTTCTTCAACTTCTTCAGGTTCGATGCCTTTTACAATTCCGTTTTCAATGTAAATCTTCATTGGCATTTCATTTACCATGATAACCATTTCAGTAACTTCTGCTGGCACATCCATAACACCATCGGGTGTGATAACTTGCAGTTTAGAACCTACAGCAATTTCTTCTGTATCTGTTCTTAATATGCTACCGTCTTTTGCTTTGTAATCTGCAAACTTTTGATTTGCGATTTCATCTTTGAAAATATCCTTAAACAAGTCTTTCATATCTGAAAACACTTCTTTAAATGATTGCTTTTTGTTTTCCATTTTGTTTGCTTTTTAATTAAGTACCTTATTATAATATTTTTTTAATTTTTTCTCTTAATGACTGAATACGGTCTGCTATTTTTTCTACTTCGCTTTGTTCTATATTCTGTAACTTTCGATGTGCAAATGCACCCTCAACTGAAAATCCTTTAAACACTCCCGTCTTTACAAAGTCATTCCAAACCTCATTGTTATCTACTTTAAACGTACCGAACCATGAACCCTCTGTTAATGTTGGATAACCTTCAGGTGTTCTAATGCCACGTGTTTTATCAATGATAAAAGATTCAACCATGTAAACACCATTAACTTGTCTTTCACTATCATGCATCATATTAACGTTATGGGTATATCCTTTTTTGAAGAATCGTTGTGCAATCTTTTCAATTTGCTCTTTGTCAAATACTACATAGTACTCACCCATTTCATCTTTGCGATAAATAGGTAAATCGGATATCATTAAAGCTCCACTAATCATTCTTTTTTCTTTATCAGCAAAGAATTTAAATTGTGAACTCATTGATTTATTTTCCCACTTTGAATAACATATTGCTGTAGCCTGGTCAGCATCTTTTCCTGCTTCTATTTCAATTCCAATACATCTATTTATAAATTCTTCTTTGCTTTCATTTGCACGTGGATTGACAACCATTTCTTCTCTATCAATCTGTTCTAATTTACGTTGCGCCCATTCAATACCTTCGTCTCCACCCCATGCTAACCACATTAAACGACCACAGCCATCTCCTAACTCTTTTTGCGAGTTTTGTCTATGCCTTTCAAATCCTGCCATTCGTGCAATTGTATCTCTGCTTATAGCTTCGCCATTTGCTAATTGATTTGCTCTAATTTTTCCAACGGGAGTCCCACAATCACCCCATCCGTTTTCTTCTGCCCATCTTAAAGCTATCTTTGCATTTTCACTCGCTTGTTTTGGGTAGTCAGTATAACTTTCAAATGACTGCTCTTTAAACGCAAACCAGTTTTTCTCTATGGCTGGTTTATCAACAAGTGCGATGTATTCAACTCCTAATTCATCGCTTTCATCTATTACTAATTTGTAAACTGGTAATTCCATTATCCTATTTTTGATTGGTTACTTAATTTATTAACTCTATCTGTTACTGCTCTACTTTCACTTTCTACAACGTATGCTTTAATTGGTGCAGGTTGTTGTTGACCTTGACCGGCTATAGTTCCGTCAGGATTAAGTTGTGTTACATTATTTTGCGCTGTCAACCCTGGTGCCATTCCTCCACCGCCACCCTGTGAAAAAGAACCTAAGTTAGCTTCTAATGGTGTACCTCCTCCACTTGCACCGCTTTCAAACTTTGTACTTGCTATCTTTGCTATTGATGCAACTGCTGTTACTCCTGCTATTGCTGCCGCTATATATCTTGTTGGTCCTACTAAGGTAGGGTCAGCCATTACTGCCATTACTGATTGAACTCCACTCATAGTTGCTTGTGCTAATTGTAAAGCCTTATTTATTTGAAAGCTACGTCTCGCTTGTTGTTCAGTCTTTTTTGGTAAAGCATCGTTTAAAGCCATTAATGCGTTTAAGCCATCAGATGCCATTTGCATTTCAGCCATTAATGCTGTGTGCTTTATTGCTTTTAGCTTTTTTTGTTTTTCATCTTCTAATGCTACTATTTTATCCGCATCGCCTTGCGCTAATCTAAACTTTTGCTCATATTCAAACTCTAATTGTGCTAATGCTTGTTGCTCTGCTCCTTGTATTAAACCTATTCTAATTTGAGTTATTTCATTTAGTCTGTTTAATTCAGCTTCTCGTAATTCTCTATCTTTTAAAGCAAGGTTTTGTTCTATCTCTTGCTTCTTTGCTGCGTATTCGTTTTCAGCATCAACCCTCGCCTGTGTTCCTTTATTATAACTATCTATTAATAATTTTAAACGCTCTAACTGTATTGTTGATTCAGCTTCTAATGCTTGGCGTTGTGCCTTTATTCTTTCTATTTCATTTTTTATTTGGTCAGCAGCAAACTTTGTACTATTAACATTTAATTCTGCAGTAGCCTGTGATTGCGCCTTTAACATCTCATTATATTCTTTATTGAGTGCTAAGTCGTTCATTTTTTGTTCTGAACGTAAACCTGCTATTTTTGCTAATACACCCTCTTTATTTGCTTCTGCACTTAATAATGCTACTTTATTATCTATTGTTTTATTTAAATTATAAGCAAGTTTAGCAGCTAATATTTGAGCATTTGCATTAGCCAACATGGCATCTTCTTGTTTATTTAATGTATCATTTAAAGTATTATTTGCATTTATTCTATCTTGAATTGAATTACGCTCTTCATCTCTTGTTTGTCTTAATAATTCAGCATCTCTATCATATTGCTCAGCTAACTTAGCTTGTTGTGCCGCTGCTAACTTAGCTTGGTTTTGTGCTTCAACTAATGCTTTATTTTGATCATATATTTTTTCTACATAATTACCTACTGCATCTACTGCTTTATTTACAGCCTCAACTGTTCTATCAACTGTATTATTAACACCTGTAATTATATCAATAGATTCTATTCCTGCTTTCTTAACTGAATCCCATGCGCCTGAAAAATCACCGCTAAATAATTTACTTAACGCTTCACCTAAATATCCAAACGTATCGAGTAAACTATTAAAACGTTCTATTAAATTTTCTTTAATTAAGTCTCCTAATTTTTTTATTGATTCACCAGGATTTTCAAATATCTCTTTAAAAAAGTCAACTACCTTACCAGCATTATCAAATATAAAATTAAAGAAGTCTCTAATAACAGTTGAAATAGTTCCCATTACAGTATTAAAGACATCCATTACCTTTTGATTACTCATAAAGGCATCTTTAATAAGATTAATAGCACCAGCAATTAAACCAATAATCCCTAATGACTTAGCCATATTGCCAGCCATTTCTTTAAATGATTTACCTGCTTTTTCACCGCTATCCTTAGCAGTTGTTGCTACTTTCTCAACTTTCTTTTCAACTTCACCAACTCCCTTTACAGCACCTGTTGCATCTATATCAACTTCTATTACTACTTTTTTTGTTGCCATTTAATTTGTTTAAATCATTTAAAATACCTTTGCTATACATAGTAGCTACTAAGTTTGCGATTTTAAAACCTTGCTTAAAATCATTTGCAATTTTATTTATTAATTCATTCATTAAGTACCTTTTTAGTTATAAACTCTAATTTCTATTGTCATGTAATCTAACTGACCATTTGCGCTTGCTCCTGTAGTATCCCATGTTTCAACGTCTATTTCATCTTCATTTTGCCAGTTAACGTATGTAAAGCCTTGAGCTGTGTTATTATGGAATATTAAAGTTTTATATTGTGTAAACTCGCTTGTTAATGTTCCTGTATAATTACCAACTCCATTATAAGTCCATGCAATTAAATCTGTTAATGTATTTTCAATTATAGTCGCTGTTGGTGCGTTGGTTCCTGTTTGTTTTAATAAAGCAATGTATTTTTTATAAGTTATATTATTATAACTCTTTATTCCATTATTGTAACTAATATTTGATTCACCTATTGTAAGTCCGCTACTATTGGTTACAGATACATTTGAAATACCTGCCAATACAGTCACACCAGTTGAACTTGTTATTGAAATATTACTTGCACCGTCTCCTACTATGTTATTGTTTCCTGTTACAATTACACCTTTGCCCGAACTAACTAAGTTAT